GATGTTGCTGCGGGGCGCGTTCCCCGAAGAGTTCGGCAAGAAATTGGAAGTCACCGGCAAGGACGGCGCGGCCATCGACACACGGCTGGAAGTCGTGTTCGTTAAGGCGACGGCGCCTGAAGCGTGAGAGCCGAGTTCCCCGAAAAGTTCGAGTTTCTGTTCGAGCCACACTCAGACAAGTACCTCTACGGCGGACGCGACGGCATGAAGTCGTGGGGCATGGCGCGCGCGCTCCTGATCATGGGTGCGCAGCACAAGCTGCGTTGGCTCTGCGCCCGCGAGACGATGAAGTCTATCGCGGAGTCGGTTCACCACCTCCTCGAAGAGCAGATCGAGATGCTGGGCTTGCAAAGCTTCTATCTCGTCGAGAAGGCGCAGATCACAGGCACGAAGCTGCACACGACCGGCATGTATGGCGCCACGATGAACGGCAAGGGCGAGCCGCTGACACCCGGCTACAGTCAGTTCGTCTTCGCCGGACTTCATCACAACGTTTCGGAAATCAAGTCCATGGAAGGGCTTGACGGGATCTGGATCGAGGAAGCCGATAACGTGTCTCAGAAGTCCTGGGACACGGTGATCCCCACCATCCGTAAGCAGAGCATGCACCCGGATCTGGGCGTGATCGGCAGCGAGGTGTGGTGCTGCTTCAACCCGAAACTGGCCACCGATCCCACCTACAAGCACTGCGTGCTGAACCCGCCGCCCGGAGCGGTAAGCGTCAAGACCAGCTACCTCGATAACAAGTGGCTGTCTGAGATCTCAAAGACCCGCATCGCGCACATGCGCGATACCGACCCCGCCAAGTTCGCGCACATCTATGGCGGTGAACCGGACAGCGAAGTCGAAGGCGCTATCTTCGGCCCCGAACTGAAGGCGGCGGCCGCCGCCGGCAGAATCGGCGATGTGCCGTATGACCGTACGCGCCCAGTGGACACCGTCTGGGATCTCGGATTCGGCGATCCGACCTCGATATGGTTCGTGCAGGCCTACGACGGCTGGTACAACTTCATCGACCACTACGAGAGCGCACGCTTGGAGATTTCCGACCACGTCATCCAGCTCCAGAACAAAGGCTATCTGTACGGCACCGACTGGATACCGCACGACGGGATAGACACCATCATCCACGGCAGGCTGGCCGGGGATCGATCGATGTCCATCGAGCAACTGATGCGCAACGCCGGCCGTAAGCCGCGCTTGGTGCCGAAGATGCTCGTGACAGAACAGCTCAACGCGGCGCGAACCATCTTCCCCACCTGCCGCTTCGACGCGGTGAAGTGCGCGGATGGCTTGCAGGCGCTACGGCATTACCGCTGGCCTCCGCTCAGTGCAGAGGGAGTCGCGCAGAGGAAGCCCGTGCACGACTGGGCCTCACACGCGTCCTCCGCTTTTTGCGGGGCCGCCGTGGCGGTGAGACAGCCGAAAGCGGAGAAGCCGCCGGCTGAACGGCGGCGCATGACGCCTTCGAGCCCTTGGAGCTGACAAGCTGCCGAATCTGCTGCCGAAGCTGCAAGAGCCATAGTTCTGGCAAAACCGTTTGAAGTTGAAGCATACGACCATCATGGCAAAACCGACAATGCGCAACACTATTCCATCGCTCGCGAAAGGCAAGCTCTCGCCCATCCAGGCGTCCACGATCAGAGCAAAGGCGCAGAGCATCCTCAGCCCGAAGCTTCCCAAAGCGCCCAAGCCCACTTCCGGCGGCGCCGCTTGCCCCATGTGCGGCGGCGCAGCGTAATGTACCAAACCAAACAACAAAAGCACGCGCTTAACCGCTTGCTGGCATCCGCCGGCCTCGGCGCGCTCGACAACCCGATGCGGCTGTGCAATGAGCTGGCGAGCTACGTGAGAGACCACGAGCACTTCCACCAACTGCTCACCGCCGCGCAGCCCGAAACGCGGCGCGACATGTATGAGTCGATGAAGCCATACCTGGCCTTTCATGCCAAGCCGCTCGACGCCTATATGTCCGAGTCCGGAGCGCTGGCGGAAGCGCAGCAGCTTCCCACAGTGGACGCGGACGGCATGCTGCACCCGTTCAATGTGCCGGAGATCGCGACACAGGCGGCCGACGCGCCGGCCGAGTCCTGCGAATTGGATAGAGAAACCGCGCAGGCCGCGGTAAACGAGGCTTTTGGCCGGGGTCATTTGATTTTGACTTGCAAGAAATGCACGCGCACGGAAGCCTTTCCCGCCGTCAACAAGGCAAACGCCATCTTCGCGGCGCGCAATGCGGGCTGGACTTACGATGAGGCCCGCGGCGACTGCTCGGAGACCTGTCCGGACTGCCCGTGACGCTGCTATGGGGCCAGCATTCGTCGAACCGCCCCGCATCTGCGAAGCCGCCTCGCTTGCGGATGTGCTTTACGAACAGCTTGACTACCTCCTAGCCTCTGCCGACCACCCGCTCGCCAACGACGCCGACCGCGCGCGCCTGGCTCGCGTGCGCCTGATTCTCATGGCTATTTTCGACGAGCCTGCCACTACGTTTAACGCCTGACCCATGTCCGCCTTTGACCAATCCGAAACGAGCGACTCCGAGTACCCGATCAATCCGCCGTTACAGGATGTGAGCGAGGAAGACGAGGAACTGCTGCGTGAGATTCGCGAGAAGTTTCGCTACTTCGACGATCGGTGGAAAGAGACTCGGGATCAGAGGAATAAAGATCTCAGATATGTCTGCGGGGACCCCTGGGAAGCCAAGGATAGGCGCGCAAGGGAGGAAGCGGGGCGCCCGTGCGTATCGCACGACGAAATAAACCAGTTTACAAATGCCTGTGTCAATTCCGTCCGCGAAAACAAGCGTGGCATCAAGATCAGCCCCGGCGGCAAGAACTCGAACGACCAAACCGCCGAAACGCGCCAGAACCTCATCCGCGCAATCGAATATCGGTCCAACGGTCCATCGGTGTATCTCACCGCGTTCCAGCAGATGGTGGAAGGCAGCTACGGCTTCTTCCGCATCGGCCGCGAGTATGTTGCCCCCGACGACCCGGACAACGACGATCAGCAGATCACCATTTCCGCCATCGGCAACCCGAACAGCGTCCTATACGATCCGGACTGCAAAAAGCCGGACTGGTCCGACGCCAGCGCGGTCTTCGTCTTAGACCCGATGCTCAAGGCCGATTTCAAGCGCCAGTTTCCGGACGCGCAAATCACCGACTTTGCCCCCGAGCACATGCTGCTGGCGAAGGACTGGATACAGGACAAGTCGGTTCTGACCGCCGAGTATTGGAAAGTCGTCACCACCACCATCCGGAAGAAGGCCAAAGGCCAGCGCGCCATCGAGAAGAAAACGGTGATGCAGTACTTCACCAACGGCGTGGAGATTCTAGAACGCAACCCGCAGCCGGGCACTCACATCCCGGTCATCCCCATGATTGGCCTGGAACGCTGGGTGGACGAAGGCGGCATTGCCAAGCGCATTCTGTTCTCGCTGCCGCGGCTGGCGCGCGATCCCCAAATGTCTCTCGCTTACCTCAACTCGCAAGAGATGGAGGAGGCCGGGCTCACGCCGAAGTCGCCGTATAAGGGCTACGTCGGCCAATTCGAAACGGACAAAGAAGCATGGGATACCTGCACCAAGATCCCGCACGCCTACCTCCAGGCGGACGTGGTGATCGACGGCGCAACCGGCGGCGTCCTGCCTCTGCCGACCCGCGAAAACTTCACCCCCAACTTCGCCGCCTATGAAGTCGCCAAGGATTCGTGCCGGCGCGCGATTCAGGCGGCCATGGGCATCAGCCCGTTGCCGACCGCGGCGCAACGCGATAACCAGAAGAGCGGAGTAGCGCTGCAGGAAGTCAAACAGCAGCAAGAGATCGGCTCGTTTCATTTCGTGGACGGCTACGACCGGGCCGTTGCTTACGGCGGGCGCGTGATCGACTCCTGGGTTGCCTCAACCTATGGCGGCGACACGGAACGCACCGAAGCGCTGCGCAAGCCCGACGACTCACACGATATTGTCCGGCTCAACACCGCCGAGCCGTACTTGGACGCGCAGTCGGGCGAGATGCGTCACTATCCCATCGACGAAGACGCCGATCATGATGTGGCCGTGTCCACCGGCCCATCGGTGCAAACGCAGCAGCAGGCCGCCAGCGACTTTCTCGATTTGCTGATACAGAACCTGCAAACGCTGCCAGTGGCACCGCCGCAGGCAGCCAAGCTGCTCGCGTTGGCCATCCAGATGAAAGAACTGGGGCCAAAGGGCGACGAAATGGCGGATATTATATCCCCGCCCGCCAATCAGGCACAGGCCGGCCAGCAGGCTGCGCAACAGCAGGCGCAGATGCAGCAGCAAGGCCAACTCCTCCAGGCCATGCAGGGCGAGCTGCAAAAGCTCCAACTGGAGAAAGCCGGGCACGTCGTCGATAACGAGTACAAGATGCAGATCGAAAAGATGCGCGAAGAGAACGCCCTCGCCATCGCCGAGATCAATACCCAGGCTCAAAACCTTTCGGAGCGCATGGAGTTTGTGAGCGACCTGGCCCACAAGTATCTGGATACCGGCCACGAAGTCGCGACCCAGGCTCAGGATCACGCCAACGCGCAATCGCTACAGCAGCAGGCGCAAGCGCACGCCGCAGGACTCCAGGGTTCCGATCAAGCA